ATTAAGCAAAGTCAATAATCTCACATTGTCGAAATTTAAAGACACAGGCTGTAACTTAAAGTCTACAGTACCTAACGACATAGTATAAGAATCTGAGTTATGTCGAGCTTTGTCTGTTAATTCAGCGATGAGCTTATCTTCTTCGGTATACAGATATAGTTTATTAGTCTCTGTAGCAAAAGTACTACCCTTAATAATAGAAGCTAACTGCTGCTTTGTCAGATTAAAGGTAATATCGAATGTAAAGTTTTTAATCTTCTCAAGACTGAGAGATGGTTTTTGTAAAAAACCATCTTCGAAGAGATGATATTTAAACTTAACGCTACTACTATTATACTCTAAGTTATTAGTATTAATCTTTAAATCAATAACATCACTATTAATAGTATCTAAGACTCTTACTAGTTTCTTACAGTCAGGTATATTTAAATTAGTACAATAAGAAGACTGACACTTATAATCACCATAGCTGATCAGAGTATTATCCGATGATGACGTAATGACTGACATACCGTCCTCCTTTACTTCAGCGATAAAGGAGTCATTGATTTTTGAAAAGGAATCTATAAACTTTATAAATTCAGGTCTGCTGAGCTTTAGATTTCTTTGTGGGCTTGTCATTTGATTGTTTTAATTCAAGTATATCACCAATACGAGTTAAAGCCATTCTAATTGAAATAAGAGTATCAATTAAAGTAGGGTCATGTGCAACAGTACCTTTATAGGTTAGTTCTGGTGTAATAAAAGGCTCTGTAACAGGTTGTAGCTCTGGAGGATATGCTACTCCGAGAGGTACAGGCGGCGCAGTAGGTGCAGGTGGTGTATACGGTTCCGGAGTTGGAGGTGAATGAGGTCGATCATCAACAGCAACAGGCATTATTCGCTCGAATTGATGTTTAATGCTATCACTAATGGGTGTAAGTTGATTTGATGAACTTACAATATCTCTATCCATCTTTACAGCTGCGCCATAGGTTACGCCCATGAACTGTAACAAAGCTTGTTTTTCTTGAGCTGTCATATTATAGATCTTTTAAAAGTTCGTCGATATCATCTTCAACACTCGTCTCAATTACGGGTAGCGAGACAGGTCGCTTTTCAGCAACAGGACTACTAACTCGTGTTTGAGGTTGACTTTCAGTTGCAGGAGCAGCATCAGTACGGACATAGATATGATCGTCAATCATTTGCTTAAGCTCATCGTAACTCTTAATACTATTGACCTTAGTAAGATCATATGTCGAGTCGTAGATAGTTTTTTGCTCATCTTCAGAAAGCTTTAGCTTATTAGTAGTAGTAAACCGCGAAGCTACATAAGTCGGGTAGTCACCTTGCTGCTCTACCTTAACCTTAAAGTTAACTCCTTCAGAACCTAGATCGAAAATCTTCTCACCGTATTCTTCTGAGTCTTCTCCTTCAATCGCCTCCATAATGATCTTTTGCAATTGCTTACCATAACGCAAGATCTTGACTTTACCGTTATTATCAGGGTTTGTTGGATCGTCAATAACATAGACGTTAACTAGCCATTTCTCTGAACGACGAACTGCACTCATACGAGACTTCTCATCTTCAGTACCGGTACGCATTGCACGAAAACGTTCTTCAGAGATAGGATCACGCTCATTAAAAGTAGTAGGGCTAAGCGCTTGAACGTACTTACCAGTAGCGAATGAATTCCATCCATGAGTATAATGATGGAAGAAAGTCTTAGATGGATCTTTACTATAAGGTAGTAAACGAATAGTATAAGTATTGCCCGCAGTAGTTTTAAGGATTTCAGTATATAGACCACTACCCTTATCTTCGTCTTTTGATAGTGCAGCCTTAATTGATTGAAACATATTAGAATTAAACATAGTTAGTATTGTATTAGTTTTTGGTTTTAGAAAATCTCTTAACGAGATAAAATGATTATAGAGTTAGTTAGCTAAATTGCAATAGACGGTCTTCAATAATTTTAAAGGCCGATCTAATCACAATTTTTAGTTTAGTTGATCTGATAAAATTGCTTTTTGAGGTATTGTATATATTAAAAAAATCGTCTACAATAAAATTAATTATTTGCGGTTCTGTAGATTGAATAAGACTGTGAATTTCTAGACCTTGTAGTATATAGAAGTTAATTTTGTGATCTCTGAGATGTTGTAAGACGATTGGTGTAGTACCGTTAATAAGGTTCTTATATTGATGTAGTGTTAGCTTATTTTCTTTGCAGAATTTATAGATAAATGAGCAAGCTTGCTTACAATCATCAATAGTACTCTCGTGATCTGGGTCGGATGTTTCCTTTTGCTTTATATAATTTGAATAGCACTTAATTGCACGCCTTGTAGTATAGAACTGTAAGTTAAAATACTCATCATTATTGTAGATCTGATATGGCGCAAGGAAAAAGTCGCTATACTTAATATTATGGTAGTTCGAAAAGAAACTATCTAACTTTTTTAAGGTTAGCTCTGTAGTAGGATCTAAAGAATCGAAGTTTTGTCTGAACTTGCAAGGCTGATTCTTGACCTTACGAGATGTATATAAAAAGGAATTGTAAATTTGTTTTTGACTATCACTAATCATACTTCGATCCTAGACTGTGTATTGAGATACTTAGTGACATACTTACTAACAGGTATTAGAGGCTCATAACTTATGAACATTTTAACTATTTCGTATGTTGTATCTACACATAATAACTCCTTTAATATATTTCTCAATCGTTCTTCTTGCAAAACGATAACAAAAACGTTTTGCATGCTTAACTTCTTACCTTTAAGTAAGCTACACAGAGTGCAGAATGAAAGCAGCAAATGTTCTGTCTCGTGCTTCATTATATTTGAGGAGGGTGTCTCTATATCTGTGTTTAACTGCATGGTGTAAGTATTTTTGTAAAATTAAGAAATGTTTCTGTAATATATCCTGCTGCAGCATACTCCTGACCTCCGCCACCACACAATTTGTCAGCTATTACATCTAACTTAGCAGTACAATCCTTAGATCTTCTAAAGAATACTTGTTTAGTGTTTAAATTAATCAATATAACAATGTCAGAATTGTGCTTTTTAAGTAGAACTTGTGCCATTTCATTAATAGCAAAAGAGCAACAACAACTAATCACAGAATAGTCCTTAATCATACCTCTAAAGCACTCTGTTGTATCTATTTGTTCTTTTAAGTACCTTATAAAGTATTTTATTGCGTTTTGTTCTTGTATATTAAACTCTCTTAACCCGTCTTGAAAGTTCTCTATGAACTTTTCTACTCGTGGATAATTATATGAGTTAAAAATTGAGTTTAATTTTATTGGTGCTGGAGTTCTTAGATCATATATATCATAACTATTAATAGCATCTATTAACTCCTTATGTTGAGGTGTAAAAGCTTGAATTTCACTAATTTTAAATTTATTATAAATTAAATCTGTGGTTGAGGAGTGAAGTTGTATAATAGTTTTGGCTTTTTTAAATCGATCCTTACCCTCTTCAACAAATGTCTTGTGGTGATCTATAATCACAAATTTTTCTGTATCAACTAACTCAGTAATTTCCTTCGGTACGTAAAGATCAGTAATAAACACTTTATCATACCAATCTATATCCTTATACCAGCCTTTAAACTCACCTGCGAAGTCATTAACCTTGTCCTTTCTAACCTCTTTAATATCAAAAGTTGTGTATTTGTCTCTATATAGAAATTTTAATAAAAGAGCACTCCCAGCGCCGTCTAGATCACAATCTGTCCATACACAAATTCTCATTAATAAATATTTATTAATGAGATTTATTTTTTCAACCGGTGAAAGCAGCTAGACTCTTAAATGATTCATCTTCAAAATCATCTACATCATCTGCCTGAGTAATAGTTAAAGTCGTGTAGTCAATTCTCATAGGTTGTGTATGACCTCTCATACCATACCTATTCTTCATCATACCTAACCTAATAATACCTAACTCTCGATCCTCTTCATTCTGATAAATCGATACAATTACGTCAGCAGTAGCAGCTAGATTGATACTCTCAGAGATAGTAGATAACTCAGGATTATCATTACCGAAGCCGCTACGATTTAGCTGAGTACAACTAATAATAGGACAGTTATAGGTATAACTCATAGCCCTTACTTGCTCAGTTACATGCTTTATTCGTTCATACGAGTTACTACCAATAGTAGAATGCATTAGGTTAAGATAGTCTAGTACAATAGCGTCAATCTTAACACCACTATCAGTCATTTTCTTAACAAACGCATTTAACTGATTAGGAGTAATAGTTGACGGCGGAAACTCTTTAATATAAAGATTACCAGCACCCTGTTGACCGCAGTCTGCAATAGACTGACGTAAGGTATATGCATTAGCTGCTAGATCACGAATAGGTATCTGGGTTAAGTTAGAGCATAACCGTCGAGCGTACAGTAACTCTGACATTTCAAGAGTAATAAGTAGTACATTCTTACCCTGCTTTACCATATTAGAGGCGATATTACCGAGAAAGATAGACTTACCGATATTAGTCTCACCGGCAAACACATATAACGCTCTACCTGACTCTAGAAACCCACCATTTAAAGCTTCGTCAAGCCAAGGCCAAGTACTTGGTATAGTACTATTAACAAGACTAAGATCGTCAATAATAGTATTAATATTATTGAAGAGATCTAAACCCATATCAGTAACTAGACTAATATTACAAGCTTTTTCAAACTTATCGAGAGCTACAGTAGTATCAACAGTGCCTTTCGCTACATCCTCGGCAATACTAAGCATAGTATGATACACAGCCTTCTCTTTTAGGAAGGTCTCCGTATTAGCATACAGTTCATCTTTATTAAGATTCTTATCTATGTCATTAAATGACTGAACTAGAGTCTTAAACGTAGCTTTAAGCTCATCTGTTACCAGATAAGACTTAATCTCAGTAATAGTAGGTGCTTTCTTCCTCACATCATTAAACTCCTTAATGATGTTAAAGATAGTAGCAATGCTTTTAGTTTTAAAGAATTCGGGCTTTACATGATCTACGATAGATGCTAAATATGCAGCGTCAGATAACGCCTTATATATGATAATATGTTCAAAGAAACCTAAATCGAGCTTACTCACTTCTTTAGTATAAGATAGTTCGTTATTAATGCTATACAGTTAGCTTTTTACCAGCATATTGCTGATATTTGGATAAAAACCACTTTTGACCCTCTAAAAACTCAGGAGTAAACTCTCTAAGTCCTGGTGAGGCGTGAGTTATTAAAATATCACCTACACCAACCCTTAGTTTAGCTAGACTAGCATCTAAACAGAAAGAAAGGTCATACATATGGAACTTTGACGGGCATTTTTCGTCGAATTTGACCTTATCAAACACTGTTTTACTAACAGACAGAAAAACACCATCAGCTAATACTACAGGACTTGGAAAAGCACCAAAACTAGTCATATGTTTGTTATTAGCGTCACCATGTGATACAGCTCCTCGTAAGCTACCTCCTTGAAACCCTCCTCCCATAAGATGCCATAATACTGGTTCTTGAATAGTGCATTCTGTTGTACCGGCTACTCCAACAATATCGTATTTCCTGTGCAAATCCTGTAGCCGATATAAAAAGTCTGTCGACTCAATGATGACATCATCATGACACAGTACAACAAAGTCAACATCTTCCTGTTTACCGAATTGTAGAGCTTTATTATATAATTTAGCTAGTGACTTTTTGTTATTCTCTTTAAAGAACCATTTTTCAGTACTAGAGTTAAAAAGGAGAGTATTTTTTTTGCTACCTTTAGTAGCTGAGAATAGAAAATATTTCATACAAACAAGAAAGGTGATTTAGTCTTAAACTTACCAACTGATTTCCACATATCGTAATTTTCACCTACAGCAAGCCAGGGGTCATAATTTTCAATCATTAAGATTTCGCCCTCTTCAAGTAACTTATAGTCTTTACCAGGTAGAGTAGAGAAAGAACCACTACTATGATAGTGTAAAAGTGATCCTTGACGAGCAAGATAGACTGTATTTGTACACGTATTGACAATACAAAGAGCGAATGTACCTTCGAGAAGTTCTAATACCTTTGTAACCACGTCTAGTGGTGAAGGTGACTTACCACTATCGGTCTCACCGGTAGAAAATTCTTGAAGCATACTAGCTATCACCGAGGTATCAACAGGATTAACATTCCATGGCGTATATTCTCTATTAAGACTCTTCCAGTTAGTTAAGACACCATTATGAAGCACCATCCAGTTTAATGATTCAAAAGGATGTGAAGTGTCTTGTGACCAATTACGTTTGGATGACGTAGGTGCTTGCATATGACTAATAAAAAAGTCAAAAGAGTCATCTACATTTAGCTTATTAAATTGAATAATACCTTCTTGCTTATGAACATACTGTTTATCATAGTCATACAAGCCTAGTATACTACTAGCAAATGTCCCACGCTCGACATTTGCTTCATATAAGACCTCTAGCTTAGATAATGTATTAGCACCAATAATTGAACACATATATACCTAATGATAATTGTATTCTAGATATTTTCTACTTAAAAAGCTTAGTTTAAATAAATATTGTTATATGAATTTTAACGATTTAGTTAACCGTTCTCAACTACTCGTCGAGGGTCGAGTTTCTCCTTATAAACATCTCGGACCCGTCTTCGCTGGTATTGCTACTAGATTTGCAGATGCTGGTTTTCCTGTTTTAGTGATGGATCCAAGGTCTAGGGTCGTTAAAC